AAATTCACTAGCTTTAAAATATCTAGAGTTATCCCAATCTACACTCATATTCTTGGTTCTTTCTTTTCTAGTATTTCATTTATTTCATTCGACTTTTGTTTACTACCCACACTACTTCCGAAGTAATATGCTAACACCATTGTAGTAGCTGAGTTTAGAGCACCTAAGACGTACACCAAAATATCTTTAGCTCCTGAATTTACATCTACATCTGCAAATATAATTACTAAGAATAAAGCAAAAGACATTGCTACTGTACCTAATGCAAGTATTGGAGTTACACATTTATTTAACCAACTAGCATTTTCACTAGTTGCAATAGCAGTTTCTCTAGCTCTAGCTGAATCTCTATCAGCCATAATCATTTCTATTTCTTTTAGTTGACCTTCTTTTTCAAGAGAGGCTAACTTAAGTTTAGCTTTACGTTGTGCATCTTTATCAGGTATTAATCTTTCGATTAACTTTTCTCCAATAGGTAATATACTAGACAGTAGTGGTAACATTTACTAACTCCATTTGTGCTTTATAAAACTTTTTAAATAAGGGGCATCCGTCTTTTGTTTCCCCAATAACCCAGGTAAATTGTTCATAGCTATTTTGACATTGATATACACATTTATCTTCTTCGTACCAACTTAATCTACATTGATACTCGCCATGAAAAACTATTAGTGTGGTAAGTACTAAACTAATCATTATCTACTTGCCTCTTTAATCATATCAATTAAAAACCAAATCATACTTGCTAACAATGTACCTACTATAGTTATAGATCCACCCATTGTTGTATTGTAAAAAAAAGCTTTACGTCTACGAATTTGTTCATATACTTCTTTTTCTCTCTTAGCTTTTATAGCTCTACGTTGATGTATAAATTCTTTATAGCCTTTTATACCTAAGTGATTAAGAGCACCTACATAAAACATACTTTTAATTTCTTTTTCTTGTTCTTCAATTTTTCTCTTAGCTACTAATGTATCAAATGCTTCTGCTGTTGCTGACTTTGTATATACAATCTTTTTAAAGATAGAAGGTTTGGCTTCTTCTTGTGACATCCATTCTTGTAAGTCACTTATGTGTCCTGCCCATTTAGACAAGGATTGATATACTGCATCAGCCTCATCTGCTGCTTTAGCAACTTTCTTTACTACAGTAAAAGCAGTATTAGCTGCTGCTAGGAGTGTGAGAGGATCGATCTTATTTCCTTAGTTTATTAATTAACTCTATAAAAGCCTTTGTTATTTTGTTAGAAGTTTGTGTATTTATATTATTCATCTGTTAAAACCCAACCTTGGGTATTATCTGATTGATACAAAGATTCATTCCAATGATAAAATTTTCCATCATCAGGGTATGTTATGGGGCAATCCCACAAACAAGTGCTTTCATTTAATGTCCAACTCGCATAAGGTCTTGGCGGTATAAAAGCATTTCGTACAGAATCATAAGTAAATCCTTTACCTGCATAATTTTTTCTAAATGGTGTTCCACCTAATTTATGCACACCTCCAACAGTGTTGTAGCTAGTTTTTTTCCACAAACTATGCCCATGTAAATTAGTTAAAAAATCTATACCTGCTTGTTCAGATTCAGAACCATCAACAGTAAGAACATCATTATTTAATACATGAACACCAATCACATTGTTGTTCTCATCTAATTTAGCAAAATGTGCCACTTTAATTCTCCAATCTCAAATCAGTCATATCTTCACTATCTCCAAAATTACCTTTTAAAAAAGTATTAAAACTTAAACTAACTCTAAGATCAGTTTTAATTTTTTCAACTGCATGAGTTAAAGAAGATGGAAATAAAATTAAACTGTTTTCTTCAACCTCTAACCACCAACTATCCGAATTATACAAATTATAATTATCTGTTGTAAGTTTTATTTGAGCATAACCATCTTTAAAAAAATAAATTTTATCCTTTTTTACATCAGTCTTTACATAAAAAACACCAGATATAAAAGAGTTGGGGTGGGTATGTTTATGATGAAACTGATCTTTAGTAGTGTAATTAACCCAACTTTGAGTAATATAAGGTTTTATAGTTTTATTCGGTGCATGAACAAAAACAAAGTATTCATGTAAACATTTTTCTATAAAGCATTTTAATTTAAACATTTCTCGTCTTTTTAAAACTTTATCATTAACACTTATTGTATTACCTGTATTTTTTTTAGTTTTTAAATTTAACAAAAAATTTAATTCTTCTTTTGACAACCCCTTATCTAATTTAAAAATAACAACAGGTGTAGGGAATAGATTATGAACTCTCATATTAAAAAGTTATAGTTCCATCTCCATTAAATACATAAATAAATTTACCTCCAGAGGTACTAGCTGTAGGAGAACCTGTAGTGGCACTAGCCTCCACTGTTGAGCTTAGTATAACTACACCTGACCCACCTGCCCCAGAAGTACCTGTTGCATGAACTCCACCACCTCCACTACCTGTATTAGCTGTTGCATTAATTGAACCATCACCCACTAGAGTTCCATTTGTCATACGAGCTGGGGCAGCTCCACCAGCACCATTACCTCCTCCACCTGAACCAGGAATCCCTACAGCTGCATCTTGTGATTGCCCTGCACCACCACCAGCCCTTGTTACTGAAGAACCAGTAATAGAAGAAGCTAAACCATCTCCTCCCTTCATACCACTATTTGTATCTGTTAATCCCCCAAAAAATCCTGCTTGACCTGCACCACCTCCACCACCTTGTCTAAATTTACCAGCATTACCACCACGAGGTACTACGTTTTGTAATATGCCAGAACTTGCATCGTGTTCACCAGATGATCCAGCACCTCCATTATTTCCTTGAACAGGGCTGGCTGTTCGTGAAGCACCTGCTAATGTGAAAGCTTCAGATGTGGATGACCCACCTCCAGAACCACCTGAGTTACCTGGAAATGTTCCTCCACCTCCACCACCACCTCCACCACCTCCAGTAGAAGTAATTGTAGTTATATCAGAACCTGCAATTGAAGAGTTATTTCCAGAACTTCCATCTTGATTAGATACTCCTGTACCACCAGCACCTACAGTTATGGTATAAGTTATACCTGTCCCTACAGTTAAAGCAGTTTCATTAGTACCTCCACCACCTGTAGATTCTCCAGAAACAGAATTTCTATAGCCCCCAGCACCACCACCAGCTCCACCATGAGAACCTGCCGAAGCACCTCCAGCAATACAAAGATACTCTACTTCTTTAGCAACACCACCACCAGCTGCAAAGTTAGTTGCAAATAATTGATGTATACCTGTCATAATTTAACTCACATTTCCTGTAATTATACAACCATTAGCTGATGCAAATAATATACTAGCAACTCCATTGTAAGCTAGTGTTACTAGAGCAGTTGACGTTTCTGCTCCAGCTACAAAACAAGAGTTCATTTGTGCTGCTGAAAATGTTGTAACAGCAGCAGCAGTTTTACCTCCATAAGGAGAATTAAATATAGAAACTATATCTCCTTGAGCAAAAGTGTCTACAGGTAAAACTAAAACTTGTGTTGAAGAAGCTGTTCCTTTAAGTAAAATATAATTACCTACATCAGTAGCAGCAGCAGATCCAATTTGTGTAGCAATTGATCTAGATTCAGGAATTGCCCTTAGTTTACCATCAGCATCAGATACTCCACCTGTACTTAATAGTGTACCACCAACTGAAGCAAGTCCTACTACATCTAATCTACCTGTTCCAGCAGCAGATGCAAATGTAAATCCTCTAACTACAGATAAATCTTCACCTATAGCTAATGTACCTGTTACAGAAGCATTACCTGTTACACCTAGTGTAGCTCCTACAGATGCTGCTCCTACAACTTCTAAAGTTGATGTAACATCTATAGCAGAAGCTATTAATGTACCTAACACAGAAACATTATTTGTTACACCAAAAGTTCCTCCTACCGAAGCTGCACCAACTACTTCTAAAGTAGATGTTATATCTACAGCAGAAGCTACTAGTGTTCCTAATACTGAAGCATTACTAGTTATACCTAATGTTCCTCCAACTGATGCTGCACCAATAATACTTAAAGTACCTGCATTAGCTTGATTATTAGTAACTACTAATGTGCCACCTACTGAAGCATTGCCTCCTACTTCTAACGTAGAAGTAACATCTATAGCAGATACTGCTAATGTTCCTAATACTGAAGCATTGCCTCCTACACCTAATGTAGTGCCTACAGATGCTGCTTCTTGTACATGTAATGTACCTGATCCTGATATTTTTCCAGCTACAGTTAAATTATTATTTAATGTTGTAGCTGCATGAACAAATAAAGTACTTCCAGCAGACATTGTTTCAGTTGTATGTATATCTTCTTTACCTACTATTTTATTGTTAGTAGTTAAAATACCTTGTACAGAAACAGCATCCATTAAATTAGTTTCACCAATTACTCTAAATGTTCCATTTACAGATGCATCACCTTTAATATCTAAAGTTGATGCTCCTGAAATACCACCTGCAACATTTATTTCATTAGTAAATGTAGTCACACCTCCAACAGAAACTGCACCTTTAATATCTAAATCTGCTGAACCATGCATATCATTAGTTACTGTAAATGTGCCACCTACAGAAGTATTACCAATTGCATTAAATGTACCACCCACGGAAGCTGCTCCTACAACTCCTAATGTTCCAGAAACATTTGCTGTAGCAAAAGTAAATTCTCCTCCTACAGATAAAGTACCTACAACTGAAGCATTTCCACTAACTCCTAGACTACCTCCTACAGAAGCAGCACCTACTACACTTAATGTGCTATCTACAGAAACTGCTCCAGCAACATGAATGGCATCAGCAGATACTCTATCTAAATTAGCTTCACCATCTATATGTATATCTTTAAATTGTTTAGCTGTGCTACCTAAATCTAAAGTATTAGTAGTTGATGGAGATAAACCAGTAGCACTAATTTCTAATTGTTGTGCTGGGCCAACTTTAGTAATAGGGCCACCTTGAGCAGCCGTACCATCATGTGAGTGTCCTGATGTGCCAAATGCAGCTACTATTGCATCAAATTCATTATCTAAATCTGATGCATTAATTACATTACCATCATCAATATTATTACTTTCATCATTTCTAATGTAGCCTGTACCCATTTTAAATTACCCCATTGTTATCGTCTGTCAAAAGTGCCATATTCTAAAGTAACAGCATCTAATGAAAAAGAAGGATTTGAATCACTTGAAAAAAACTGTACTGAAACATTAAATCCTGATCCAACTGTTTGTGCTGTAAATTTCTTTTTTAATCTACCACCATATACTGCTGTACCATATGTCGAAGTTACTTTTCCATATACACCTGAAACTCCTGATGATGTATTTGAAAAAGGTATTGATACTGGTTGAACACTACCTTGTGCATCTAAATCAAATTTTAAACTTGTATTAGTTTCAAAACTACCTGAAGGTTCTGTATACAAATGTAATTTAAAAATAGTCTTTCTAAACTCAGGATCACTTAAAGCTACAAAAGGTGATGCAAATGTAGCTTCTATTGTAGAGCCATCAAAAGAATTACCTGAATCCATGTTATACACATAACCATTTGTATTTGCAAATACTATTGTTTCAGTTTTAGATTTATAATTACTATCTGCAACAAATGCTTTAAATCCTCTAATTTCTGACCAACCAAACATAGTACCTTCTGGCCCTGCTAATTGTGTTCCTAAAATACCAGTAGCATTTAAATCACTAATATTAGAATTAAATCCTAATAATCTATATTGAGATTTATTTTTTATAGTTACACTAGCAAAAGATGAATTACCAGAAATAACATCTGTTACTTCTTTTTGTATAGTTTTTGATATAACTGCTAAATCAAAATCTCCCACTTTATCTGATCCACTTAAAGATCTAATACCATCAGGCCCAAGAAATACTACATCTCCTGCAACTTCTTTAATAGTATCTGAATCTATACATCCTATATTTCTAGTTACAGGTTGTAAAACAAAATCAGCTATAGTATTACCTACTAACTTATCAATTTTATTTTCACTAAATATAATTAACTGATCTCTAAAAGCAATTAAACCTGTTATTTTAGAACCCACACTTATATTTCCAGCACCATTACCTGCATCAAAATCATTATCTGTATAAGGTGCAGTAAAAGTTAATACATCCCCTTTAGCAAAAAATAATTGATTTTTATATGATGCTGTATGAGATGCACCTAATACATCATTAGGTGCTCCTGTTAAAGGTGTATAAGTAGTTCCATCATATACAAATGGATAATTAGTACCATCTACACCTGCTATCTTCTCTGCTGTACCTATTCTATATTTAGAAAATCTATTTATATTAGTAGCTGTATTTACTTTTGCTGCTGTTAAAAATGTTATTACAGCATCATTACTAGGGCTACTATTTAAATTAGGTGATATAGCTATTGCTGATTCACCTGCTGCATTAACTGTAGGTTTAGTTGTTACTGTATAAACTAAAGCTACACTTGCAATAGTAAATGTATCTCCTACTTGTGGTATTAATGTTTTTCCTTCAGTATCTAAAAGCCCATCAACATTTAAAGTTCCACCACTTTGACTACCACCATTTACTCTAGGTACTCCATACTGACTTACATTTATTTGTGTCCAACCTGAACCTGCTGAACTAAAAACATTATTATTTCTTACTGCTATAACTGTTGATTCCCATGCAGCTAATCCATTAATAGCTTTACTAGAATCAGTAGTAAAAGTTACATTAGCTTGATCAGCAGGGCTACTATCTAAACTAGTAGTTAAAGTAAGTGTAGCTCTTTTAGTTGTACTACTATAACTTACACCTCCTGATGCTATTGTGTATGTGCCATCTACTCCTGTTATTGTTAAAGTATCTCCTACTACAGGTGTAAAATGTACATTTCCTAATATTAATGTTGTACCTGATTGACTAGCTCCATGTACTTTACAAACATTAAAACCTGGAACTATATTACTATCAAACTTAGTATAACCTAATATCTTTTTATATCCACCTTCTATTGAAGGTTCAAAGTTTTTTAATACTCTAGCAGTACCAGGTTGTTGTATACCATGCTGTAAAGGTGCTAGATTACTTATTAATCCACCTTTAAACTCAAAAGCATATGTTTGTAAATTATCAGGCATTAAGAAGCCAATCTATAAACATATGTACTACGTTGTGTTCTTGTTAACATAGTTGATCTAACATAAGTATTTTTATTAATTAAAACAATTCTCATGTTTTTTAAACCATCTTTAAACTTTTTCTCTGCAACCATTGCATCTTGTGTATTGCCTCTAAACATATAGGCATAATGCATAGCACCATCAACAACTACATTTCTATATATCTCAGGTATCTTAGGTACATCAGTTGCATCTATTAAATCTGTGCTAGTTAAATAATATTCATATACTAAAGTATAAGCTTTATTAGGTGCAGGTGATAGTATATATTCTAACCCATGCCCTTTAGCTACATATACAGGAACACTTCTTAAACTTGTATCAGTTGTATACTCTTGTTCAACAAATCTATCTAAGTATTCTTCATAAGTTAATACTTGTAGCTTTTGTGTTCGATTACCTAATGTAGTATCTTCTTTAACTCTAAAACTTTCAAAGTCTAAAACAGTAGCATTAGCAGGAAAACTATATCTAGTAATACCAGCAGTTAAAGTATCTTCTTGTTCAACAAAGTTATAAGGCCACTCAGGATACTCTTGATCTATTTCTTGTATTGCAGCATTAACACTATCTTTAACTTGTGAATAAAATCCTACTGCACTAGCAAAGTTAGAAGTAGTAAGTTCTACTTCATTAAGTCTACGATTAACTTCATTAACAAGTCCTAAAAAATTATATGCCATTATGTTTCCTTAATAGGAAGTAATACTGTTCTTTCAGCAATTGTTCCACTTGTATCTCTTATCTGACAACTAAACTTATATTTAAAATTATTAGTTCCTAGTGCTACATTTATAGTAGCTACAGTATTAGTATTAGATTTACCTACAAACTGTATTCCATTAACAGTATCATTAACACTAGCTAATTCAGTTTTAACTCCTGAAGCATTATTAACAAACCATATAACATTATCTATAGTAGCTTGATCATTTAAATATCTTGACCAATCCATACTAAAGTCTACTGTTTCATCAGGGTCTTTACTAGGCCATGTAAACATATTAAGCTACCTTTACTGTTCTATCTGAAGATGTAGTTGATCTATGTACATGAACTGTTCTACGTCTTTCATAGTTATCAGCTACTGCTGTATAATCAAACTGTGTTGCAGTAATACTTTCTTCACCTAATGATGAGGTTGATTCTACTCCATAAGGTATAACTTTTAATTGTCCTGTTATAGAATATTTAGATGTTCCATATACAGCAACACCATATAACTCACCAGTAGTATCTAATATAGTTTGAGTAGACATATCTAATCAAACCTTATAATAGACGTACTACTATCTGCTGTAGGAAAGCCTACTGTAAAATCAGAAGCAGTTGTTGTTTTATCTGCACTAAAATCTAGTACACATACAGCATTAGTAGTACTAGATGTGCCATCTGTAGTTGAGTTATATACTAAAGCACCTCTTGTTGTTAAAGAAGCATTAGAAAATACTACATCATCAAAACTAGTAAATGCTACTGTGCCTGATGTAGTAGCAGTTTTATTAGTTAACTCTACTCCACCACTTGTATATCCTGCACCTGATACTTCTCCAGTAGTTGTAAAACTTGTAGTACCTGC